AATTTTTGTTTATGAATCAACTGATTACAGCTACGAGCAGTTCCACGCTTTCATAGAATCGGCCAACCAAGAATTTTTATTGAGCCAAGACTTGCTGGCCTTGGAAGATCATCCCGCAGATCCAGAAGTTGTCAACGGTGTCAGCATGAATCAAGGTACCTATGCCCTGGCCCTGGTGCAAAATTTGACCGACCTGAATCAAAAGGCACAACAGATGGCGCAGAAAGGATTTTACGATACCTGGCCAGAAGATTATCTACAGACTTTGTTTGCGCATAGACAGGATCCTAGATCGTGACCTATCAGTTTGCCCGAATAGTTCTTGATCAAACTACCTACACACCCACAGTGGCATGGGAATATCTGCGTGAGCCCAACATTGCCCAACTCCGGGACATCTATAGAACCTACTGTATCTACAAGCATTTTGCGTCGTGCATGCCTCTGTTCGACAGTCAGTTCCGTGATCCAGCCACTGATGTGATTGGCTACAGAGAAAACGGTGAACTGGTGGCTTTTAGTTTGATGAAACGCCACGATGATAAAAATGTATTGGCCAGTCAGTTTGCGTGGACCTATCACAATCCACGCTCACGATTGGGCGTTGAAAGTTTGAAGACCGAATGTGCAATCTACCGAGATCGCGGTTTTGAATACTTGTACTTGGATCAAGCACACTTGTACAAACAAGGCCTTGAAGGCTTTGAACTACTAGGACCTATACAATAATGGCAGACTTATACACAATTTGGGCAAACAAAGAAGGCGACATCTCGGACCTTGACTGGGTCAACGGAATGAAAAGTTTCTTTGACCATTTGATTAGCGAAGGCAAAATGGAGTCGTATAGAATTACCAGATGCAAAATGGGATTCCGTAGTATTGCTGACATGCCCGAATTCATGATACTAATGGAGTTTAAGGACATGGCTCAGATGGATGAGGCCTTTAAGAGAGTAGCACCCTTAGAAGGCGAACTCGAAGTGAAACATAAATCGTTTAATCAGTTTGTGGATTGCTCAACGATCCAGCACGCCTTATTTCGCGACTGGCCGGACCAGTTTTAGTTGCCAGCCCATTTAAATTCTTGACCAGCATAGTCTTGCAGTCCAACACAATTCCATCTGGATTCTAATAGAGGTATCCACCACTCAATTGGTTTGACCGTAAGGTGCAACACTTCGTTTATTTTTTTACCCATTTCATCCGGTCGAGTGGCTATAGCGAAATATACTCCCTGGGTGGCTATGCGTTTGATATTGTCAAATGCCAGCTCAATTTTGTCTTCTGGCAGATGTTCAAATACATCTGTGCAAAAAACATAATCAAACTCGATGTCTGGTAAATCCCACACGCAGGCATTGATAAATGGAAGATCTTGTTTCCACGCAACATCAATAAAATCAATTCCGGTTACATTGAATCCCAGGTTTTGTAGTTTTGCTGAAGCAACACCGTTGCCACAACCTACATCTGCAACAGTTTGACTTGGCTGTATGTTCAATACATGTGAAAAATATTCGCAGTGCTGAATACCGCAACTACTGTCTGCTTCGTATGCAAGTGTCCATGCCTTGTGATATTTTGCTTTTTCTGATTCGAGTGTGTACATTGCGGTTGTATTTAAGATCTCTTAAAGAGATCTATTGATTCGCTGTCGCTCATCAATGTTTTGCTTTCCGTATTATCCAGATCACGTGGTCACAATTCACCCGTTGCCGGGTGAACGAGATCCGCATTATCCGAGTCGTAGCAGTCACTTCATTCTGATGAGATTGTAGTTTCCTACACGGAGGCGGTTGACCGGTACCCCCTACTCAAGCTTCACATATCAACGGAACCCTAGTGACCCGAGAAGAACCAAGTCCTATAAGCATGGGTCGTATCTTTTTCAACGGAGCCCAAACCATTTGTTGCCTTAAGTTGGCAATTTGCCTTTGACACCCAAGAATCTGGACCGGGTATCTCACCGTTCCTCAATGGGGGTAGGTCATCCTACCACAGAGTCATGTTGTTGCCTGTCTATATTGTGTTGTTTAAAATATGCGTGTTTGGTTCTAAAAGTTGGTGTAATTGTTTTGTGTTATTAAATTTTTCTAATTGCCAAGTTTTTATGTTTAGATTGTGTTTGTAAAGTAATACATGTTGAATGGTTGCCTCTTGGACCAAGTCTAAGTTAAACTTATCTAAGTTTAATTCATAGCCCTTTATGATATAATTGATAATTTTGTCAAAGTATGTTACAAATAACATACTCTGTTGATGTAATTTTTGCCATTGTTTGTAAATTTTTTTCCATTGATTGTATCTATCGCTGTTAATTTTTATATCCAGATAATTAAAAATATAATTTATATGCGTTTCAAAATTGTAAAATTCTGCAATATCTAACACATAGTGGTTATTTTGCAAATCAAAACAATCTTCAATAAACTCTATTGCATACGGATCAAAGTTTAATGCTATAAATTCCCTTCGGTCCCATATGCTAGTAAGCCCAGAATCTTGGAATTTTTGATACGATTCTAAAAAAAAATTAGTAGCAAATGATTTATAAAGAATCTCAGGATCTGTGCTAAAACTCTTAGTAGATATCCAATTTCCACTACGTTTATTATACTTCGAATGGTATAACGGATATTTTTTACTAGTTACCAAAATTAATTTATCAGCACGCTCAGATAAAAACTCAACTCCAGTGGTAGTGTCAGCTCGACTGTCAAAACTGTGTAAATAAATGATTGCATTATCTGAAACAGGTTTTAATTGAGCACACATTTGATATAACTTTTGTAACCCTCGATCAACACCCCTGTTGGGCTGATTGGGTATAAAATTATGAGAATTCTTACCACTTAGTGGACTGTTGGTTAACTCTATTTCCTTACCGTCTTCTGCTAAAAAATAATTGACATCACCTCGTAGATATTGGATGCTCCAAGTAAGGAATGTACCGCCAATCCCAGGATCTGTCAAAATACCAATCAATTGTTATATTACCTTGTTTTTTATGTGACTACCATGAATACGGCACACAATCTGTCCGTTGTAGTAATTGTCCGATTCCAATACTCTATGATTAAATTGTTCTCTAGCTTCTACATAACTGCATTCTGCTTTCGATCGGCAATAAAATAATATTTCTCTTGTGAACTTGTCTGCACCTAGCTCTGCAATGTCTCGGTTGAGTTGATCGTTGCTGCCATAGTATAGTTGCCAGTCTGAGTCTATTTTGCTTCTGATTCGTTTTTTCTTTTTGTTGCCGTTCTTTAATTTTACTATTCGGTACGAGGTCTTGCTAAATTTTGCTAATTTTTTTCCAATGTATTTTCTGCCAGATACTGTGTTTGTGATTAGATAAACAAAGCCAACACAGTCATCGGGTAGTTTTTCAATCTCGGTGTTTTCGTACAACCATGCCATGGATTAATAGTTATCATGCTACCACTCGGTAGCATATTTTTCATCTACCCTGCCGGCCGCACACTTGGTCTGGCACTCTTGCCACCCAAAAGTTTTGAGTGTTGTTGCCCAAAAATCATCAGCTACAGCATCGGCAAGTGTGCGACGATTCAAATCAAATTTGGTAGCAATGGCTTTCCATTGTGAGTTGTGACTGTAGCGATTTGCCACCCAACAGCAAGGAAATAATCTACCTTGTGCGTCAATGTAAAGTCCTTTGTTGCCAATTTCACACAGGGGTCGTACGCCGTTGACCTCTGTTGCTGATTTGTATAATTGTATGTTCTTGGCGTTTGCCTGTGAATTTAGTCCCCGCGAGCTTAACACAACAACATCTCTTTCGAATCTATGCGATCCGCTGACAAACTGTTTGCCGGGTTCAAGCGGATCGTCTGCGCCGTACACGGGATAAATGCTACCAAACTTGGTACTTTTTGTAAACTGTACCGCATCAAATCCTGAGATTTGTGCTGCAGACACAATTCTGGTTAAATGATCCTGGTTGAACTTAAACGCGATTGCCGCCCATACCAACCGGCAAGCACTGGTTGAACGTAAACTAGCTACACCTTGGATGATACTGTTGTAGTCACTGTTTACACGATACAGATTGTTTGTTTCGTTGTTCCACCCGTCTATACTAAAATGAACAGTATCTTTGTCAGTGAGCACATGGCCTAGTTCCTGCCACCATTTGGGTTTCTTGTGTGATCCATTTGTGACAATAACAATCTCTACAGGTTTGATTGACTTGATATACTCTATTACTGGTACAAGATCGTGGGCATATATAGGATCTCCGTCGTCTCCACAGAATGTGATCTTCTCCACATGGTCAAGAACAAACTCTGCGGAGAAGTTACGTTTAAAAAATTCCAAATCTAGTTCGGTGTTTACCAAACTGTCAGGAACCTCTTGCCTGGCACAACGAGGACAACGCAGGGTACACTTTGAACTAATTTCAATATGAAAATGCCAGGTAGCTAACATAATTGTACCTCTTGTTGCCATTGATCTTGAAATATGGTTTTGTTTTTGTTTGTAGAACAAGCAGCGACGCACACCAAGTTAGGTGTGTCTGTTTTCCAAGTTAGTTTTACAGTTGCCAAATCATCTTTGACAAAATCTCGTTGGGTAGCGCCAAGCCAGCAACATGGGCTTACACGACCTTGAGCATCGATGTACATACTTTTTTCATTGAGCACGTGACATTTGATAGGTCCTGGCTTGATCGCAGGCTGTTGCCATCCCACTGGGAATTCCAAATGGTCAGTAAATCCCCGTTTGCTAACCTTGGCTCTAAACCACTTGAATCCCATGTCACGGGCCAGTTGTTGACAGGCATCTACTTGATGTTGATTGTGTTTGTACACCAGCATGTCCCAATGAGCTGATCCACCTGCGGCAATGTAGGCTTGAACATTGCTCATTAACTTTTCCCAGTTGACATTTTTACGGTACACATGATTGGTATCTTCCAGCCCGTCTATGCTGAATACACAGTAATCTTGAGGTTGATAGAACAGGCCGCCCAGGGCGTGCCAAAAGAACGTGCTTTGTACGGCACCATTGGTATTCATGCCTAGTGTAATTTCAGGATTGACTTTTCTAAAATAATTGTAGATATCCATGGTATAATACCCAGCAGCCGGATCGCCGTAGTTGCCACACATGAACATTTTGTCCAGCTTGGCAATTATTCTATCTGAAAAATGTTGTTGTATGTGTTCCACTCTGAGATGATGTTTTGAACTTTTATTAAAGGTTGAGTCGGTCTCTCTAGCACACATTGGGCACGCAGCCTGACAGACATCCGTGGGTTCGATGTGTAGGACTCGGATTCTACGCAATTTCTACATCCGTATTGTAACTTGTGAAGCCACCTTCCTTGATCACACGTAAAATGTTTTCTACCCGTCCACTTAACTCATCTCTGTGGCTGACCAACCATATGCTCTTGTGGCGTTCGCGACTCATGTGTTTCAGCAAGGCCAAGGCATTCTCTACACCTTGTGTGTCCAAGCCCGAATCAATCATCTCGTCTATAAACAGCACATTGATGGGCTGATACAGACTTTCAAACACATCTCGGAAAGCCCAGCTCATGCTAAGGATTAATCGATTACGTTCGCCACGACTCAGGTTGTCAAAGTCCAGTTCACGGCCCAGCTCTTCAATGCTCACAGTCAAATCGTTCTGGAACACCACGGTATGTGGCAAGCCGATCCTGTCCAGGTAGTGTGTGAGTCGGGCGTTCAAATAACTGAGATTCTGTTCTATGATCTTCTTGCGTATGAAACTGTCCTTGCTGGTTAGCAGTTTGAGCAAGAAGTCTTGATGTTCTTGCAATCTTGTGAGTTCGTTCAGCGTGTCATATGTGACCACTTGCAAGGCCTGTCCTTGCATGTCCGCTATCTGTTCACCGTAGGGATCTGTTTCTGCAGTTTTGTCTGTGAGTTGCTTTTCTAGTGTGGCCATGCTAGACCTATGATCAATGGCATCTTCTTCTGCATCATAGAACATCGCAGGAGGCCGACCTAACGTGCCCAAGGCCGTGTGGGCAACCTCAAGTTCTGATAAGAGCTGTGTATGTTCTGAGCACGCTTCTCGCGCTCGCTCCAGATCAGCCTGCTTACCCGCCAGGACCTGTTGGTGCTTATGGTCGTGGAAAGCCTGCCCGCAAGTGTGACATGTGTGACTTTCAAGTGTCGCAATCTCCTGGCCAAGCTTCTCAATGCTTTTGTTCTCGCGGTCCTTATCAAGCTTCGTGCGGGAGACCTGTCCAGCCAGGTCGTTAAGGTCCTTGCGCTTCTGATCCCATACCCGGTGCGCCTTGTGGGCCTGTATCTCGGCTTCAATGTCAATCTTCTTGAGCTCTTCCAGCGCGGTTTCAAGTTTTGCAATCTCTTCTTCATGTTTAGTTACCCATAATGTTTGCCTGCGTCGCAGGGCTTCGATCTGTT